ACATAACTTTTATGTATAAATGCTCTCCGATACAAGTTAAAATTATGGACTTTACCTGGAACTCCATAAGTTTCTAGAATAGTTTGCACTTCTTGTTTCGTAATTTCTCTATTTTGTGGATTGAATGGATCAAAAACTAGTTCTCCATCATCCTTAGTAACGTCACCATCTGCTGCTATTTTTGTGTGTGTTTCACTCATATATATTACGTTGTTGTGTTGTATTTAATATGTTTCTGTAAAATATATGTTTGTAGAATTTGATGAGACCAAATATCCTGTAGTAAGAGTAAATTTTAGTGGAGTAATAAGGAATGAGAGTGATTTTAATGAATTTACAAATAAATGGATTGAATTGTATTCGAGAAAAAGTAATTTTACGTTTATTTTTGACACAAGAAATATGGGAATGATGGGACCCAAATATTGTTTTAAAATGGCTACCTTTATAAAAAATTTAAAAAAACGACCAGTGCAATATTTAGAAAAGAGTATAATAATTGTAAGTAATCGTTATATAAGATTACTACTATGGATAATTTTTTCAATACAAAAACCAGTGGCTCCAGTTTATATAACAGACATACATCAAGAAATATTTATCAATATGTTAAACGATAACATTCAGCAGGGTTTAAATATACCAGACTGTATTCAAATAGTAAAACCTTAGAATAAAGCACAACCCATATATGAAAACCAATCAAATGCTATAGAATCACAGTATCTACATAAAGACATATGAAAGATTTTTCTATTTTCACATTTATTTAATTGTGTGGATATCAATAGAGTTAGTTCTTTATTCAAGTAAAAATTTTGTTCTTTTTTACATTTAAAAGCATATTCAAATATAATGCGTTGTAATTCGATAGGAAGACAATCTAGGGTTTTAGACATATATTATCTCTGTATATTTTATAATGAGTTCAAAAAAAGCAACAAGTAAAATGGAAAATGTGAGAATGAACAAGAACAACAAAACTGTAAAAGCCAGAAATAATAATTTAAGTGTTCTTCCTAGTAGAGCCAGAAGAATAATTAAAAAAAAGCGAAATAATGGTTATAAATTAGCTAAAAAGGTTAGATCTTTTAGAGAGATTCTTAAAAATCACAAAAATGGAAAAATAACAAACAACCAGAGAAATAAACAGTTAGAAAATACATATAAATATACTCAAGCAAGGCGCGTGTATTGGTTTACAGAAAAAGAAAGAGAAAAAATAAAAAGAGCCGAACAAATAAAAAAGAATAAAGCTGAGATGGGATCTTTTGATTTTGGTGAAATAAACAAGAAAAAAAGAGGTGGTAAAAAGAAAAGTAGGCGTCATAAAAAGGGGGGACATCACGAACTTGTTTTATTAGCAGGTGCTGCTGGTATGAAAGTTTATAAGTCTCTTACACAAAAGAAACGCCGAAAACGGCGGAAACGCAAAACAAAACGTAAGTAATTGACTGTAATCAAAAATTGATGTAATATAAAGACAATACTCTTTTTATTAACATATGTCTGCCTGTGCTGCACCTCGTATAAAAAGAAAGAAACCAAACAGTGACTGGCTAAAAATTAAAAAGACACATATAGATGACGTCAAAAAATTAATTTTATCATATAAGCAAAGTTATAAATATTTCTATAGAAAAAAGAAACATCCTTTTTGGGAGGAGGAATTAGATCTAATTGAAACAGCTATTGTGCGTTTAATAGCAAAAAAATATACTACAATCAATAAGCTAGAAGATTTGTATAAAGAAATAAAAGTTGCAATCAATTATAAACGTGATGAACCGAAGGCAATGAGCTTATCACCAACAAATCTATTTATCAACCCATATTCATTTATTACTAGAGATAAATGTCATTTATCATGGGAAAAAGTGGTAGAAATTTCTGAAAATGAGTTTTATTACGGTGACTGGGAACGTGAAAACAGCAGGGGAGTTATAAAAGGGAGAGAGAGGTTATTTGAGAATGAGCATAAGAGCGATCTAAAATTAGTTAATACTATTTCTCCCGACCATATTTATCGAAGTTTCTACTATTCTTTTATAAATTATCAGAAAGGGAAGGGAAATGACTTATATATACCGTCTTATAAGTTTGAGAATATTTTTAGAGGCGGTTACGGGTGGAGTAAAAAGAAAAATAGAAAATTAAAATTACCAATAAAATTTAACAAATCAAATTGGGAATTTGCTATCAAAAATAATTCAGATGTTTGTTTTCAATATAATGATAATAAACAAACATTGATGTGTCCAAAATGGATATATGATTGGGAAGTGCAAGCATCTAGCTGGTTAAAAAAATATGAAGGATCTCAGAATCGTTTTTTCGAAGAAGAAGAAATAAATGATTTTATTTCCAATTATCAAAAAGAGAGAAAGATGAAATTTCATAAAGAGCAGAAACGAGCAATTATAAATGGTGCGAAGAATACGTTAAGTATAATCACAGGTCTACCTGGTTCAGGCAAAACAGAAGTAATGCGTTGTCTTTTACGGTATTTAAAATCAAAAATAGAAAAGTGTAATGTATCTATTACTGCGCCTACAGGAAAAGCGTATAAAAATATTGAAAAGAGATGTAAATCTGAATTAGATACAAATGATAAAAGAATAAGTGGGACATTACATAAAGTTGTATATCAGTCATATCATAAAATCAAAGATTGGAAGAATGTTGTTGATAAAGAGGGTAATCGTGTGTATGAAGAATGTCCGTGGCCCGCTGTATGTATAATCGATGAAACGAGCATGTGTGATATGGAAATAATGTGGAGGTTTTTATCACATATTAAATTTTTTGGAGAAGAATTTGAATCTCCACCTATTATTATAGTAGTTGGAGATTCAAATCAATTGCCTTCCGTTGGATTTGGTGATGTTTTAAATAAACTTGTAACATCGAATAAATTTTGTGAAACAAAATTAACCAAAAATTGGAGAAGTAAGGCCGCTCCCTGTTTATCTCACTCTATTAAATTTATGTGTAATAATCCAAATAAACCAATACCATATGAAAAAAAAAAGAAGAATAAATGGGGAAATTATTGGAAAGGTGATGCTAGTCTCACTTTTACAGATATAGCACCTATGATAGATATCAAACCAACAAAAGCTGGTGAGATTGAATTTGTAAATGAATTAGCAAAATTTCTTGAAGAGAAAAATTATGATCCTTTTCAGGACAGAATACTTGTATATCAGAATAACAGTAAAGATAATATTAACCGAATAGTTCAACAGCACATTTTAAAACGAACTCGCGAACAAAAAATCTCCAATTTAAAAAAATTTTCAAAAATCAACTTTTATGAAGATGGATTGGTAATAAGAACAAAGAATTGTGAAAGTTTTGGTTCGTATTGGACAAATGGTGAAATGGGTCGAGTTTATAAATTTAATAAAAAAAATCTGGAAAAATTTTTGAGCAAGGAAGAATTTAGAAACATAGTTAAATCGGAATGTTATAGGGAAACTGAGATGGGTTATATTTTAAAAAATGATAAAATTATTCTAACAAAGAATAGATTAAATGAAGATGAAGATTTCGAAATTCCTATTACAGTTAAATATGAGGCAATTGTAGTTTATGAAGATGGTGTAGAACTCATAAAAAGAGGAGAATTATCAGAAAATTTTGATATCGGTTACACTAGCACGGTTCATAAAGCACAAGGTTCGGAGTTTTCTAAAGTATTTGTATGGTTGGGATGTAGAGCGTGGGGAATGTACGGTGGTAAAAGGAAACTATTTTATACAGCAATATCAAGAGGCATTAACAATTGCCACGTTATAGGAGACTGGGACAAATTACCACAAATTCAAGAATCCTCCAATAATAATATAAAATCCTTCTTTCTGGACAATTAAAAATCGAAAAGATGTATTATGATTCATTATCAAAATAGTATATTAAATATTATTTATAGACTAATAATATTTAGCCACAAACGCCTCATATGTTTTTAATGTTTTATCAGTTAGTCTTGCTCTTCCTTTTAAACCATAAAATTGTTGTTTATAGTATTTACCTTTAGTTATAACTTCAATGTATTTACCTGGTCCAACACCAATTGAAGTAACAATCATTTTACTTTTTCCATATGTTAGTAGTCTTAAAGAAGCAATAATTCCACCGAAGAAATAAACTCCATCTGATTTTTCATAAAAGTAACAGTTAGGGAAGAAGTCTGGTTTAGTCATGTCCCAATAACCGAATCTCGTTAATTGTTCTACTTTAGTTAGTCCATTAAATTTTTTTCTTCTGTTTTCAGCGTAAATTGATACTTCATTTGTTTTTTGCAGATACTTCATTACATCAACACCAGCCAGTCTAGCTTCATATAGATGAACCCATTTCCTATAAGAACTGTGTGAATTTTTTATAGTAGATAACCAAAATTTATAAGGATTGTTAGCTTTTTCATACGATAGTTTATAAACTAGTTGTGCATACGAATAAGAGTGTGATTTGCAAAAACTATATTTACGTAAATTAGATAACATATTTAACATATTTTCTTTTGTAGCAGGATCTAAAGATTCTAATAGTTCTTCATACTGTTGTTTTAAATCTTTGGTCCATTTATTTTTACCAATACACCGTCTTAATTTATCAGATAAATCATTATTAATGTTCAGTGTTTTTGCTAAGATTGTAATAGCATCATCATCAAATACAAATTTTGTAGCAAAATCAATATTATTATCTTGTATTCTAGCATCTTTAGCTGCCGGTCTAATTATAGCAAGACAGGTGGCTATATCTGATATTGTTTTTGGTTGAATTTTCAGTAAAGCTTTTCTCATAAGAGGTGACTCAGCCAATGTAATACCAATATTGTTTCCTGATTGCAATAATTCGTAAGTTTCTGTATCAAATGGACAATCTTTAAAGTCTATATTCCTCCCACAAATACCTATTAACTGACTGATACCTCTGCTTGATAGAATATCAATTTTAAAATTTTTATTTTTAGATACATCGTTTTTATCATAAACAATTTGTGTTAGTGTTTTTTTTTCATCAGGTTTTTTCAATATTAGTTCTTCTGGGATACCGTCGTGGTAAAATACAATACCTCCGCAGTGTAATGAGTAGTGTCTAAAAGTATCATTTAATTCTGCTTGATATTTTTTGACAAGTTTTTTTTTCTCATAAGGAAGTTTTTCAACGAAACTATATATTTGGTGCTTAGGTATTTGTTTTTTTATACCAATTTTTCTTAGAGCCTCTCTTAAAGACGATTTTTCGTGCCAGTGAACGTGATTACTAATTCTAGCGACTTGATTGGGCCACGTCAATTCTAGTTTCAAAAACACTTCATCTCGTAAATAGTGGGGAAAATCTAAATCAATGTCGGGTAGTGTATCTCTATAATCATTTAGAAATCTTTCAAATGTAATACCATATTTTAATGGATCTACATTACTGATTCCCAATAAATAACATACCAATGAAGAACCACAGGAACCTCTAGTTACGTGAGGAATGTAATTCGTCAAATTAAGAATTTCAATAGCTCTAATTAGATAACCAATAAGTTTTTTTTCAGAAATAAGATGAAGTTCTCGGCTGAGTCTGGTTTGATATTCTGGAATATTAGGACAATCAATAATAAATTTATTAGTCAAGTCATCAGAAGTATAGTTTTTTTGTGTTGATTTAACCTTTTCTCTATTTTTAATTAGATTAATCTGATTTATCATCAAGTTTTTTTTGTTAATACACTTGTATGTATAACTATAATCCCAGGGAAAATTATCAGGAC